AGCAGATGCCATATTATCTAGAGTTGCTGCCACTTTTTGAACCGCACAATCATATCCCGGATAAGTTGCACCAGCACCATCTATATCATGAGCAATTCTAAATGTCCATATTACAGTATCAGTTCCAGTCTGAACGAAACTTATACCTAGATTGACCATAAAAAATCCCTTATCGTATATCCTGATTCTATCATTTGCGAAATCAGCATCTGTTCCTACAGTTGTTGAAGATACGGTTCCAGTGTCATCAGGCCCATTAGCCCCAACTGAATCAGCATTCCAATCTATTGTTGCTGTTGCTCCTGATGCTACAGCTTGGCTTGCTGGTGTTCCTGCTGGTGAATATATAGTTGCATAACCACCCATACCAGATTCAGTAAATTGTCTAACCATCTGCGCGGTAATAGCGCCTGTAGTGTTGTCAGCAAAGCTAGTCCCAGTTAAAACTGACCTAGCTTTTCTTAGCGCTGTCGGTGTTCCCATTATTTATACTCCACATTAAATGCGCTTCCAAAAGCGCTGTTCTGATTTAAAAAAAATAGAGTTTCTCCGTCCTGAAGAGTCCCACTTCTAACCCTAAAATATACATAACCTTCTGCATCTCCTTTTTCCACTCTTCCGAATTCAGACCGATCAAAAGCGCTGTCAAATTCTCTAGTAATAGAAAAAGCACCAGCTTCATCATCACCTGTTATATCTTCGACACTAACACTTAATACAAGACCTACAGCACCACTAGTCTCTCCTTTTATTAAGTCTCCTATTGCTGGAATTTGCATATCAAATGCAGTTCCAAACGCCATACTGAACACAGAATCTCTAGCAGTGCCAGAGATGAAAGGAATTCTATACAAAGTTATTTCTGAAGGAAGAGTTTGTCCATCAAATCGTTCATACCCTTCAACTCTACTGTATCTTCCTCTTAAATCTATTTCAAAGTTATCAGCTGCGATAAGTTCACCCGGCTCTAACGACATAGCGGGATCAGTTATATTTACGCCACCTTCAAAAGGAAAATAAGTAGATTGTCCTCTACTCTGTTGTATCTGCCTATTCCTTAGTTTGCTCACTCAGTAACCACCGTAAAGTTAGATATATCCTGAACGCGAGAAAACCTACGAGCCTTCTGAGCAGGTAATTCATCAGCTTCTAATTTATCTAACAAATCTTCAAACTCAGCTAGTGAACCAGACATAATCTCTGGAGCATCCTCGTTCTCGGCATAATATAATTTCGCTCTAGCAATAATTATCCTATGAAATCTCGTTGGTATTAAAGATGTATCTGAATCAACAGCCAAGTCAGTAGGAACCTTAAAATATTCCGCTGATACAGTCCCACTAACACTGGGAGTTGGATACAAATCTAAAACATTCGTTGGCTTGACACTGAAAGATTCTGGAGTTCCAGTAGCTATAGTTCCATACTTATACATCTCTGTATATTCGTCCCAATCCATATATTCAAGAATCTGATAATCAGATGATGTTTTGTTCCAAATAATAGTTTCTAATTTCCAGTTTCCTAAATCGGTAGGAGATGTTAGAGTAGAAACATCAGCAGTAGCACTCAAGTCTACTTCAGTCCAAAGAAAATTCCAATCAAACCATCTGCTCTCTATATCAACATTAGCCTGATTAATATATCGAACAATATTATTTTCTTCTTCGCTTAATGTGGTTGATGCTACATCGTCTGGCCCGCTACCCGGAATTCCGACGTCTCTAGCCATATCTTGGCAAAGTTGCAAATAATTCATTTAAGATTTTCCAAAATAGCTTTCGCTACATTTTCTGGTTTAATATGTACAGCACACATAGCCCCTCCGGTTTCTTCATCTCTATTACAGGTATCAAACCCATAATGCATTTTATGACATGGAAAACAAAAATTTTCATATACATCCGGTTCAATTGTCGTCGTGTTTTTCCAATGTTTGGAAAGATTTTCTTTGGAAGAGTGTGAAAGCATTACAACCTTATGACAATCAAGAGTTGAAGCTGCATTAAGAACCCCCGTCTCTGGACCAACCACAGAATCACACTGATCTAAAAATGCCAGTGTTCTTCTAATAGACCATTTTCCAGATTTAGTTATAACTCTTGGTTCTTTTTCCCATCCAGCCTCAAGAAGTTGACACATATCATCACCAATCGTAACAAAAGAAACATCCTTTCTTTTTATAAGGACTTGAGCAATAACTGTATCCACCCACGGATATACTTTATGAACAGATGAACCAGCCAATGTCCAAAGAATAACATTATCCGATTCTATTTTTTTTCTAGTTGTCTTTGCCCACTGCTTTTCTTTCTTAGTTGGATAAAACTTTGGGTTAAACTTATACGGAATCTTTAAAGGTGTTGAGAAATATCCACCTACACCAGCAAGATCATGAGTTCTCTCCATATAATTAACATTACACTCTTTATGCAACTCTTCCTTACCTAAGGAAAATCGTGGACTAGCGGGTACTAATTTTTGCTTTCCGTCGATCATCTCCGTCCTAGCAGGCGTAACAAGAAGAGAACCTTCTATTGATTCAGATAATTGAACAAAGTGGTGAAAGCATACAGACAGTCTTTCCCAATATTCTGTTAAATGATTATTAGGAATCTGATCCGTTTTCTGTAAAAGTATTTCATCTACATGAGGATCAGTCTTTACAATATCATAACCTCTTTCAGTAACATTCACACATACCCTATAACCCATCTCTTTGAAAAGAGGGTATAGAGAAGATACTTGAATCATATCCCCAAAACCACCATAGCGAACAATGCATACAGTTTTCTCAGGGCGTCTACCCCCCAGATCCTTTGGGGTTAATTCGTCCCATTCCTTGGACGGTAAGGTAAAAGACTTCAATTAAAAATCAAGATTCCAAGAACCAACCATTTCTCCGTCAACACGCATCATATTATTAGAAGACTTTTGATCTCTCATGTACTCTCGATCATACTCAGTAGTCATTTCTGCCATACTATAAAATCCTCGCCCAGCTGCAGTATCACTGCCATAAGCTACCTTATCACTTTTCGGTCGAGGCTTACCATCTAGGTAAGCGCTAAGAACATTAATTCTCATTGCCGTGCTCCTTATTTTTTCTTTGCAAATCCAAAAGAGCCTTTAGGTTTGCTAGCCCCTCTAGATACTTTACGGCGACCAGCCATTGACATTTTCTTGGTAGATTTCTTACCTGCAGTCACCCCTAAACGCTCATCTAATCGGGCATTGTAGCCCTGTTTCTTCTTTGCCATTTTTTATTCCTCGAAAGGATTGGGGGGCTTTCGCCCCCCGTTCCTATTTATTAGTCGAAAGAAAATTTACCACGATCTGTGGAAATTGACTTATGGACTACTCCCATAGGCATCTGATTTACCCCGTGAGAAGCTAATGCCAAAGAAGCCAATGACTCCTTAGACACATCTTCTTTCGAGGACAAACCATTTGCTGGGATTTTACCACTTGCAGTATCTTTAGCCATGATAGACCTCCTTAATACCAAAATGTTTCAACATATGCAAAACCCTTACCAGCATCAGTTCCAGTATCAGTTATACCAACAAAAGTAACTTCTATCTGAGTGTCTGCCGGGAGTGCTTCAACTAAAACACAATTAGTGTCATCTTGGTTATTCCAGACATCACCTGCGGCAGTGCCATCAGCGATTTCCAACTGACCGTAGTAGTTAGGATCAGCAGTTGTGCCGACCAAAACTTTTCCAGTCACCTGATCACCAAGACAGGTTTCAGTTATATGAACACCAATATCTTTAAGCATACCCTGCTTACCTGCTGGTCCTTTGAAGCTCCAAGCTGTTGGCGTAGTATCCCCAAAATCTGCTTCTGTAGAATCAGTATAGATCAAGGGTATCGGATTTGAATAACTCATAAAATATCTCCTTAATCCGCGCTGTCCCAGATCACGATACGTGACTGAGCCGCTTGTGTGTGAACGATACCGAATCCACCTAAGTAATACCAAGCAATGCCACGGTCTCTGCCGAAATCTCCGGGAATTTTCCCTCGAATCTCTTCAGGAACTGCAACAGCTTCGGCAACGGTGTCTTCGCCAAAGAAAACGACCCAATCAGAAAGTCCCTCCGACCATGCGGCCGCAGCTGTTCCAATTGAACCTTTAGCCTTGAAAGTCTGCTCTACAAATCGCACACCATCAAATCGACCAATCTCACCATTCATAATCATGCGGAAACCCTGATCAACATACTGCTTGATGGATTCCATATCATTTTTCATGGTGCGGAAAGTAGTGGGCCATGCAATTGCGTAATAATCATCACCTGTATAGGCTGGAATATTACGTTCTTTCATGATATCTACAATCGCTTTAACATGGTCAGTGCCCATAGCCTTAGTATTAGTGAGCGTAGCAACACCATTGGTAGTCAAAGTGACTGCCGTAGCGCTAGAACCCGCTGTTGGGACTACTCTAAGCTTTGCTGAGTTAAACTGAGCAGAGGCTAGATTGTCAAAGGCTTTCTTTGCATCTGTTTTTAATACTTTTC